TGCACGCGCTACCATTGAAATGTCATTACCTGTAGGAGCTACTAAAATTTCAATGTAACTTCCTGATGATAATTGAGTTACAAAATTCCAAGCAGCTACTAAACGTTCTTGTTTAGCTAACGTTATATCTGTTGCTGAATTAGCTACATTACTTCCTGTAATTCTAAACCAAATAGCAATATCATCAGTTGTGTTGCCGTCATGATAAAATTGCGAAGAAAATTGTAAATTATACAATCCAGTATGAGCAACAGTTATACGAGTATTATTTTCTACTGAAATTCCAGAAGCTATGTCAGTCGTGTCATACGACATTGAATATATTTGATTAGCTACGGTCATTGGCTGTGTGATAGTACTTGAAAATGCTCCGTAATTAAATAATTTATTACCCCATAAATAAATTGAAGAGCCACTGATTACGTTTAAATTTCCTTGAATATTAGTGTTGCCTAAAAAGTTACTTGATCCAGTAACAGTGAATGAGCTGTTATGGAAGTTTGACGATCCACTTACCTCTATACTACCACTTAATGTAGTATTTCCAATTAAAGTATTATTACCAGTTTGTAAAGTAGATCCTGATACACTAAATGATCCAGTTATAGTATTACTACCAAGTTGAATAAATGAAGCGGATAAATTTAACGAGCCTGATAATTGTAAGCTACTAGTCGTTCTCCATGCTCCACTTCCTAAATTACTAAACGGTATAGAAGGTCCTTGAATGCCTTGAATACCTTGCGGACCAGTATCTCCCTGCGGACCAGTTAATCCAGGAAGTCCAACTGAACTAATAATTACTGTTGCCATTATCGAGTTACTTCTTTACTCAATCTAACTTTACCTTCTAATAAGCGAGCTACGAAACTGCCAGAGTAAATTTCTAAATCGTATACTGCCTCTGAAAACGTTAAAGCTGATGAAGACACTGCAGATATATACACTCCTATAGATCCAGATGCAGGTGGAGTAGATCCATTAGACCCACTAAAATTTAATCCAGTACCGTCATCAGCCCTTGAACTACTTAATTGAAGAAGTACTGTTGAGTCAGATACTGACGAGCGTATTTGCATCCGACCACTGTATTCAGATAAATTAATTGGATCGTTATTAGCGTCTTTATATTGAAGCTCTAATTGAAAAGTAGCTCCTTGTTCTATTGTAAATGAATATTTTCCTGCTGCCATATAAACTTTTTTATAAATATTAAATACTGCCTGTTATTTCTGCTATAACGACATTTGTAATAGTAGGCAATTTATATATTACCGGTGCCTCCGAACCTTTGGTATTGAGGATGTACGCTTTTGTACGCATAGGCATACTGGCTCTTACTACTCTATCTTCCCCAACATTATTCATATTTTCAAATTGAGGCGGGTCTATATGAGTAATAAATTTATAAGTGTCGCCAAATGCTTTACCATCAAACCACATTAATTGTTCTACAATTTCGTTTAACTGCATTGTGTTGTTAGTCCAACACATCATATCGTATTCTACGTTAACAAACTTAGGAACGTCAATTGAATAAAATTCTTTAACTGGTCTTTTAGTAGTAGCTGAAAATCGATCGTAACGATTTTGCATAGAATACTTTTTTTCAAATGTAATTCTTGAGTCTGGGCTTTCTCGAACTTTTAAATCTTGAATGTCTTCTCTTTTAGACACGCCATTTCGTTTAATTACAATTAAAGGAGTAAGCAGTTTACCTTGATTGTCACGCAAATAACCGTGTCGTTGTATCGACGCCCATTTTTCTCCGTTAGCAAATAGTACAGGCACTGTTACAACAGTATTTTCTTCGGTTATAGTACATCGAATTACATTTTCTAAATGCCATTTTACATTATAATCAACATCGTATAACGATACACGAACGTCTTTTACGTTGTCAGTATCTCTGCGTATGTTAGAAAGCCCAGCTAATCGCTTAAGTTCTTCATCTGAGATAAAGCTGCTTTCTGATCTGTCTGGTTTTTCTTTCATTATATATTATTTGGTAAAATTGTATTTTTGTTACTTGCTACTGAATTTCCAAAACGAGTTTGCACAATATTAAGTTTGGATTGACGAGTTAAATGAGCATCACATATAATTGACACGTTATAACCATGGCTATTGCCACCAAACCAACTATCTGGATCTTTACCTGCTACAAATTGATTTTCTTTAAAAGAATCAATTTCATAAAATCCAGATTTATACTCTAATACATCTCCTATTTGTGGCAATAAATCATTTTCAATTAAATCGTCACGTAGAAATCCAAACGTTGCATTTTGCGTTAATTCCATTCCATAGTCGTCGCCTCCCCATACCTGCTCTTCCAATGTTACGATAGAATAAATTAATTTAGGAGCGGTATATACTTTTTTATCTGATTCGTCATAAATATTCGTTGACGTTGCATCTAAATTTAACTTGTAGAATAACACTTCAGTATCAATATACTTACGAAGCATTTCTTTGTTAACACTTCTAAACAACGACATATCTCTTGCAGATCCGAATATAGCCATATTATCCTATATAAATTGGTAATGGAATTTTGTTTAATTGTGACTGCATATTATCAGCTTCTTCTGTTAATTTAGCAATCTGAGCTTGACGAGATACTGCATCTAAATTTTCTCTCATTTGAGTTATAAGAGCTTCTCTTTCTGTTTGACCTTGAGAAACTAAATCAGCTCCGTTAAGAGTTAATTCAGATCCTGGAATTGGAATCGAAGAATATTTGTTACGAATGTTTCCTAACACTTCTTTAACCAAAGCTAATGTATATTTGAATATCCATTGCTTACCTGCAGGATTAATATACTTATAGTTATGCAATTCGTATGGTACGTTTGAAAAATCGCTAATACCATTAGCAGAAGTGAACATTAAATTGTTTCGCTCTTCAGTAGTGATATAATTAATAAATAATTTATAATCGTATGATGGTATAGGAAATATTCTTAATTTTGTTCCATGCACTTCAAAGCTATATCCTGATCTACGAATCATATCGTTAAACTCAATAGCTTGTAAACGAATTAAATCAGCATACATTGGCATCATTAAAAACGATACACCCGGAGAGTAACTTCCCCAGCCAAACGATTCCATCATTTGCTGCGAACCTAAACCAGTACCAACAAATGGATCAAAATATCTTACGATAGCTGGAGGAGTTTCGTGAAATATTTTTTTAATTTCTATATTCTTAGAAGCGTCACTACCAGTTTCAAAAGTAAACTCTGACATATCATATACCTGTTTGCCTGGAGTAATGTCTACTGAAGCAGATTTATAGTTTAAATATCCGCCACTACCTGCTTCTGTTCCGTAATTTTTAGCTATAGATATTAATCTACCTAATCCAGGAGTAAACGTTTTTCCAGTTAAATTAGATCCTGTAGGAGATCCTTGCAACTGAAACATGTTATCTCGTATAGAATATTGATTTACTTGATTGGAATATTCTAATATAGCTTCTTCAAAACAAGCGTAGATTTGATAACTTTGAATTTCTATGTCTTGAATTGGATATCCTAATCGTTTAGCGCACCAATCCGTTATTTTATCAGCATCGGATTGAAACGATAAATCGTAGTCAAAGTATCCAAAGGGAGTATCCCCTGGAAAAAATGAACTTGAACCTGGATAGATTGGAATTGTTACTGCCATGGCATTCTTTAATAATAAATATCAAAGAATGCCAAATGACACTAACTTAAATGACTTACTTAATATCGGATGATTCGATAAGAGTGTAAGTAAAGGAATTACCATGAACGGCAGAAGCTTTTCTCATAATTTCCATAAACTCGTTGAAATCTTTTGCACGCTTAAATACTTGACATCCTTCGCTCCAATTTTCTACGTAAGTAGAATCTTCTCCAGCTTTGTGAATATTGATACCGAATACACCTTCTTGAATTTTATTTTCATCATAGGTTAAATCTTTGTTAGCATCACGATAAACTTTAACATTAGCTTTTTGTCTTAACGCTTCGTATTTACCTTGATGTAAACCTAACATATGCGATCCACGATATTGACCTTCTACTAAACGAGCAACTCCTGCTGCATTATGATACTGCTGAACACCTTTCTTTCCAGGATCCGTAGTGCATACCCATTCTTTGTAAATCCAATTTCCATTTTCTTTATAAGAAACAGAAATGCGATCATCAAATAAATTAGTTACTGCTTGACCTGTAGCAGAATTTCTGATACCAACAATGTTTACATCATAACCTTTGTTTGCTGCGTCTTCAAACCAAACATAACCTTTGGCCTTTACCGCTGATTCAATTTTTTCTTTTGAATAGTTCATAGTTTTAACAATTTTAAAAAATTTAAGTAGTTGATTTATCATAACTTTTTAATCTCTATATTCAGCATAAATGTTAAGTATTGGCTCTACAATCTCATGACGATGATTAGTTTTAAGTGTACATACACGAACACCTTTAACGTTTTCTTCTAAACGAGTAAAAAAGCTAATACCAGAATCTTTTTTATTTTTTAAATCAGTTTGACTAATGTCTCCGCAGAATACCATTTTACCGCCTTTGCCAAGACGACCTAACATCATTTCAGTTTGCCCATGAGTTATGTTTTGACACTCATCTACCAATACAAATGTATTAGGAAAGGTACGACCTCGCATAAACGCAAAAGGAACAATTTCAATATACCCTTCTGCTGCCATTTTGTCTACACCTTCTCTATTATACAGCATATACAAGTTAGCATAGATAGGAGCTAACCATGGATCCATTTTTTCTTTTAGATCACCTGGAAGAAATCCAATATCCTCTTTGGCTACTGTTGGACGAGTAATAACAATCTTTTCAATTTCTCGTTTAAAAAACATATCTAAAGCACATTGACAGGCTAAAAGTGTTTTACCTGAACCTGCTTGACCTTTAATTAAAACAACTGGATTGTCAAAAATTAATCCTTTAGCATTTTTCTGCTCTTCATTAAGTTCTAATTTAAACTTGACAGGATTTTTCGGCTTACGCTTTTCAGTGTTTAATTTTTTTGTAACTTCATTTTCCATAATTAATGTTTAAGAGTGATTTTCTGTCATATACTGATGTACGCTATGCACGTAGTCAGACGCTAGCGTTATATATCCTGATACCCAACCTGGCAACTCTTGCCCTTCTTGTATCATTTGATATAATTCTGCTCCTAGCTTTACCATATCACGCAACTCACCACGTGCCATTTTAGCTTCGTGATCAGGATGTTGCATGTTAGGCAATTCTTCTTGAATTACTTCTCTAATAATGCTTCTTAACTGTTCAGTTTTCATATTATTACCTTTAATATAAATATCGTAACAATCCATTAATTCAGTAGAAAAGGGGCTTTAACACCCCTTTTCATTTATTAAGAAATAAGATTTAGACTATTACACTAAATTCAAACCGTGAACTTTAATAGTTCCGTAGAATTCAGGACGAACCATCTTCTTAGCATAACGAGTCATTACACCTTTACGTGGAGTAAAGTTGGTTGGATCGTATACTAATGGAGTCATGATCAATGGAATATATGGAGCATATACAGCACCTGTTTCCAAGAACTGGCTACCACGATATCCTAATAAGATCAAGTTCTCAGTCATATATGGGTTTTTGTATACAGTAAAGCGGTTATTTAAAGCACCAACTTTCTGAACACCCATAGCGAACTGCATTTTATCACCGTTAGTGTCAGCAGCGTATCCTGGGATAGACTCAAGGATAGTTGCAACGTCTGGAGAACAAACTAAGAAGTTAGCACCACCACGCATTGTCTTTTGGTGAATTTTATTAGATACTTTCTGGATCTTAGTACCTAAAGTTTGGAACCAAGTACCTTGATTATAAGCAGAAGCGTACTGACTAGCAGTTAATGAAAACGTGTCGGTAGATGCTACATACTCATATCCAATTTGAGCAGACCACTTATCAGTTGTCACAGCATTTTGAATCAACATATCTAAAATTTCTAAGTCGATCTCTTGAGAGATATACTCAGACAACATAGAAGTTAATTCAGCTTCAGCGTCAATTGAGTGATAAGCGTTCAAGTCTTGAGCAAATTCTGGACTCCAGATTGCTTTCAACTTACGAGTCTTAGCAACGATAGCATCGCTACGTAACTCAACGTTGATTTCTGGGATATTGATATCTGTTCCGTTTCCGACAGTATCTTCAAAATCACCACGACCGCTAGCAGCTGGCTGTTTGTGATACTGTACAGCTAATGGAGTAGCAGCGGTAGCAGCTGTAATAGATCCAGACACAATAAATGTAATAGATGTTCCAGAAACTTTAGTAAATTGTGGGAAGTAAGCTTCAATTCTACCAGAAGTTGATGAAGTTACTGCATAAGCACGAACTCCATTATAATCAGGATTACTTAAAGCAGAACCTGTGATAGTAATTTTCTTAAAGTGACCTGCGGCGATTGAAGCTGAATAAGCACTAGTAAATGTACTATCGTAGTTAAACTCATCAAAATCAGCGTCAGCTGCCATATTCAATGCAGTACTAACAATAGCGTGAGTATCTGATGGAGCAGTTTGAGTAATGTTTGAACCAGTAGCAGATAATGACTTAATAGCGTCGTTAATTGAATAACCGAAACGACCGGCACCATAAAGACCTTGAGAAACGTCTCCGGTAGTGTTAGTAATACCGAATACAGAATCATTCTGATATCCAGTTACGGTTGGGTTTTCAGATGTGTTGCTAGTAGTGAATCCTGGCTGAGCTGTATTGTATTTGAAATCCATATAGAATACAAGACCTGATGGTAAATTCATAGGCTGTACACTAACGAAATCTTTAGCAGCAATCTCAGCGAATACACGACGTACTAATGGAAGAGCTACACCAGACCATTCTTCTGCGTTACCAGAAGTACCAGTTGAGTTAGCTTCAGAAACTAATTGCTTAGCTTGGTTTTCAAGCATGATAGCCATACCGTGCTTCTCATACTCGTTGGATAGACCTTCTAACAAACCTGTCTTATTCCATTTTGAAACAAGACCTTTAGTCTCTTCCATTTGGCGACGGATTGCAGAATTACTATCAGTTAAAATGTTTGATAATTTTGACATTCTGTTTGTTTTTTTAAAGTTAATTTAATTATTTTAATCCCGCTAATTTTTTAAATCTAGCAGCTAAATCAGCACCTTCTGCAATCACTTGCTTCTGCGGTTTGGTAGAAGCAATAGGCTTCGAAGCAAATGATTCTTTAATAGCTTTCTTAGGAGCTTTAAATGATTCAGCTAGAGTGGAAAACACTAACTTCACTTCACGCAAATTGTGAGCTCTGTCAAAGTTTTCAATTACTTTCATTTTCTGACCTTCGTTTAGAGCGAAATTACGGAAAAGCTTATTAGAGTAAAGCAACTTAGCGTTCAATAAATTTACTTCATTGATTTTGCTTTTCAAGAAACGAATAACGTTGTAAGCTTCTTCTAATTCAGCTTCTTTAGCTTCTTCTTCCTCTTCAGTCATTTCTTCTTCTTCACCTTCCTCTTCTTCGCGAAGTGAACGAATAATTTCTTCAATGTTGACTTCCTCGTCCTCGTCTTCTTCACCTTCAGCCATTGCAGCTTCAGCATCTTCGTCGGATACAGGCTCTTCTTCTTCAGTCATTTCATCTTCAGAATGCTCTTCGCCTTCTAATTCGCGAATAATTTCTTCTAAATCTAAATCGTCTTCCTCTTCCATTTCAGGTTCTTCTTCAGGCATTTCTTCATCGTCGCCTTCAGTTACTTCCTCTTCGTCAGAGTACATTTCGTCATCGCCTTCTGCTACTGGCTCGTCTTCCATCTCCATATCTTCACCTTCCATTGGCATCTCTTCATCAGCTGGCATTTCTTCGTCTTCTTCAGACATTTCTTCAGCTAATTTAGCAGACAACATAGATTGAAGTCTTGGAGCGAAAGCTTCTTCTAAAGCAAGTTTAGCATTGGCCAAAGCAGTTTCACGTACAGCTTTTGCGTCCGCGATTGCTTCTTTCAATAGATCTTTCATAGTCCTTTTATTAAATAAGTTAATTGGAAATAAGATTATTAGAAATCTTAATGGATAAGTTTAATTATCGCCTCTTACATAGAATAGTAAGACATTGTGCGTTACGAGTATAAATATGGGCGTGAATGAGAAAACACGCCCATTTGTATAAATTTTATTTTAAGCTATTTTTAACTTAGCTTCGTTTTCTTTAATATGCGCAACTATTTCTTTAGTTAATTTAACTATCTCAACGCCTTTACCGATTAGGCCTGAAATAGCAAATACTAACAATACTCCTGACGTTATAGACGGGAACACATATACAGCTACAGACAATAATGCTAGAGTTATTAATAACACTCCAGACACGCCAGCAATTTTTTGTGCAGCTGCGCTAGCTCCTAATTTACTAGCTATCCATGCAAACGCTTTTTCCATTACTTTTGCAGGAAATCCAGTAACACTTTTAATAAGTGAAAGTGTTTTTTCTAATTTAGCTTTTAATTTATTTTCATCAATATCTTTAAACCCAGCTTTTTGTAATGCTTCAGATAGAACATGTAAAAAAGCTGCATTGCCTAGTACATCAGCTATCAAGTGAATTGATCCTAATATGCCCGCAGCTTCAGATAAATATGATCTAGATTCTTTAATTTCAGTTTTAATAGCATCTATATCAGATACGTCAATACTATTAACTTTTCCTTCCGCATCAATTAATGCAGATAATAGAGCTGCTTGAACTTCTTCGTCAGTTACATCTTCTCCATCTTTTTTAAGCTCATTGCCTAATGAAAATAATTGTTTTTGTATAGACGCTGCATCTCCTGAAATAGATTCAGTTAACATTTTAATATAAGCACGTTGTACAACAGTTTGAGCTATTACAGATAGTTTCATTTGATGAATTATTTAGAATCTTTTACGCCTTTGTCTTTACCTGGTTCTTCTTTAGCTGTATAGTTTTTATCTACCCATTTAAAGAATTTTTTCTTTTCACCTGGTTCTTCTAAGTCTGAAGGTTCGTTAATTTTAAACTTCTTCATAGCCTTAGTAAAAAACTTCTGATATTCAGTTTCATTAGCTTCGTTTACCATACCATTAATATCGTAATACTTACCTAACGTTTCTCCAATGTCTTCGTATGCAGACTCTAAACGTTGTTGCAAAGTAGTCATTTCATGAGACGTTTTTTCAAAAATCTTAAACGCTTCACCTAAATGTTTCATGTGACGATTAACAGTAGCTCTGTCAAACCAATCTTCAGTTTCTGAAAGTGTTAAATGATTTGCAGCTTCAATTAATTCGCCTAAATACTGCGCAGTTTCTTTTAAAGAGTGTGATCTGTAAATTGAAGGAGCGTGTTCTGCAAAACGATACACAGCTTCCATAAAAGCTTTTTTCTGCTCTGTAGTCATTCCCTCCATTGGGTTTTCACTTTCGTGTAATTTAAGTAGCGACGCTAATTTAATAGATTTTGGTTTCATATTTTCGTTTTTTAACTTTTTTGTTTCGTGCATATGCAACGCAGCTAAATATTTACGAAGTGCTTCTTTAGTGCCTTTAGTAGCACCGACTCTTTTACCAGAGTCTTTTTTATACACTACGTATTTACCACCTTCTTTTCTAGCTGTGTAAGGCATATTAGTAAATTCTTACTGTATACTTTCCATTATCAAAAAATACCACTCCGATGTCCTTTCCATTAGATCCACCGCCTTTGTGTTTCCAATTAGCGGAAATTGCAAATGCATATCCTCCAATAGAGTTTGGAACGTTTCTGCAAGCCACGTCTAATGTCATAGCTTCAAATATAGCTAACATCAATGGGCTACGAAGATCTTTAGTCACGTCCATTGTGTAATACAATACATCTGGCTTTGACTTAATCAACGTTAACTGAGCGTTAATGCCAGTTTTAATTTTAAGAGCTTTCATAGCTCCTTTAATTATTTGCTCTGAAGGCTCAACAACGTTTTCGTTTAAAGTTGATTTTTTAAGTATACTAGTTAATTTCATTTTGGGCTGTATTTTGATGGAATGCTATCTAAATTTAATTTAGAAGTGTCTTTTGCAGCTGCAATAGCGCCTGCAGAATTGTAGCGAGCTGGTATTGTGTCAACGTTTAATTTTGACGTGTCTTTAGCAAACTGAGTCGTTCCATTGTAAACTATTCCTCTAGAGTTTAAGGAACTAGCTTTATAGCGATCTTCTAAATTCATAATGTATTATTTTATATCAGTTAATATATCAGTTATAATACGACTTACTCGATCGTATTTTGAATTGCTAGCTAATTTTGGATCTACTGACTCGTGCATAGGCTTTAAAAACGCTCCATGAGTTGATGGATTTGACACAAAGTCAAATGCAACTAACTCAAAGTCGTCTTGCACCTCAACAGTATTTTCACCTAACTGCTTAACAGAGCCTAATCCACGAGAACTAATACCTAATTTAATTCCACACTTGAAAAGCTCTTTTAAAATATTTCCTGAAGGAGTTGATAACACTTCTACAGTGCCAACTAAATCGTCTCCATTCCAATGCATCTCTACAATATTGTGTGACACGTTGTTTAAGTTAACAATAGAAGAATCTGGATGATCTAACTCTCCTAACGCTCTGCGCTCTCGTATATTTACATCGCTGTATTTTTTCGCTTCGCGCATTAAAATTTCTCTAGGATATACTCGGCCATTTTGATTTTTAGCTTCGGCTCTTTGAAGTACTCCTTTAACTAATAAACGTCCGTTATTTTTCTCCATTGACTCTGCAATCATATCTGGAGTAGCGGAAAATACTATAGTGTCTACTAATAATTGTTTCATGATGCTAATTCTTTAATTTGTTGTGAAAGACGTAATAATCGTTCATTAATTTTGTTTAAATTTTCTCGAGACGATTTCCAGTACATGGAATTGTCTACATTAGACTCTTGCTTTAATCGTACGTTGTTGCTAACTATTTTTTCCATAAAACGCAAACCACGATTAATCTCTGCAATAGAATGATTAATTTTTGCCTTTGGAGATCCTGAAGGATCTTTCTTATATTCATGATAAGCACTTTCTAGAAACATTTCAGAAGACAGTTTCTTAAAAGTTGACTCTTTCACATTCTTTTTTACTTTCTTTGCTTTTTTATAACCTAGCATTTCAATAGTATCGTTGCCTAACTCACCAAAAGCGTTAGGAGTTAAATACGGGCCGGCTCCTGCTGAAGTAGACATTTCGTCTAATTCTTCCTCTTGAGGTTCAGAATCCGCAGACTCGTTTAATAAACGATATTTACGTAATGAATTTAAGTATGACATATTATCTGTATAATAAATAAATTGATCCTGCTGTTACGCTATACACTCCTACTTCATGTACAGCAGCGGGCGCATTTGCATTAATTGCTGGTACTGTAAACGAACCTCCTCCTGTTAATGTTACAGTTGCCGCAGCGGATCCGGATTGATAAAATCCTATTGAGTTTGCATACGATCCAGTAGCTATAAAAGGTGCAGTTACTAGCTCTGAACGATTAAATTTAGCTATGTTTTGATGATATGTAGTAGCAGGTGCGCTATAAGGACCTGAAATTGGATTGGCTGCCATATATTATACTTTTTTAAGTTCTTTTACTAATTCGTGATAACGTAACAAAGAAATTATATGACCATCTTTAACCGTTTTAGATTCTGAAATAGTCTTTAATAAATTAGTTACTTCAGCTATTTTAATTTTTACAACCTTATCAGTTATTTTAGCTGCTAACTCTTTTAATTCTTTACGCAATAAAGTTACTTCTTTAAGAATAAACTCTTTTAATTCTACATTTTCAGTTACTGAATTAATATATTCTTTTAGCAATCTTTTTTGACCAGAATTTAATCCTGAATATTTTTCGTTAAACTTGTCTACTAATATTTTATATGATAATAAACGTACATCTTTGTCTTGTTTAACAAAAGCTGACATCTCATTAATAGCAGCAGGTTTTGCAGCTGTTGATTTATGAGTTATATGCTCTATTAAAGTATAACGAGAATTAACTAAATCAACAGGATTATCTGCTACAGTAAACTCAAATAATTTATATACAGAAGCTAACACTTTGTAATTAGTTACTTTAGCTTTAAAGAATTCTTCCAATACATAAGTGTCTTTAATCTCTTTAATTAAATTGTATTTTTGACGCTTTAAAGCAGCTTGATTTAATTTATTTTTAGCTTCGACGATTGCAGTTATTAAATGATCTGCTTTATCTTCTCTAGCAAATTTTTCTTTTACTAGAGACTGATATAAGTTTAATTCTTTAGCTAACTCAGTAGATTTAGAAAAATACTTTTTCAATATTGGTAAAGCTTTGGAGTCTGTGTTGTTCATCGTGTCCGACGCTACTTGCCTTACTAACAACTCAAATAATACTCCTGTATTTTTGTATTTTGAATGCTTTAACGGTTTCATTATGTATTTATTTCTTTAATAATAAATATGTAAAATATGATCTTTTAAATTTCTTCTGATAACAAATTATTTTCGTCTAACATGCTCTCGGTTTTAGGAGATTCTAATAGAACTTTTGAATTTACTTTAACCTTTAACTTAGATAACGAATATTGTTTTTTAAGTGTTTCTGGATCAATGCCTTCTTTAAATCGCTTTGCTGAATTATGATAGTCACGGCTTCCTAGCGGATCCCATCCTCGAGGATGATCATGAGACTTATACTTCATTACTTCTTTAGGTCGACCGGCACCGGGCCACCCTCCTTCAGGAGCTTCGGCACGATTTTTACCTTGCTCGTCATATTGTTTTTGAAGTTTTAAATCAACTCCTTCAAATGGATTGCCGCCGCCTGCTTCTCCTTCAGCTCCACCTGCTTCTCCTTCTTTACCGCCTTCCTCTTCTTTCTTTTGATTTTTAGGATCGGCTGGGTCTTCACCTTCGTCTTCAATCTTCTTCAATCTCCATCCGTCTTTTGCACTTTGAATCATTTCTTTTTCAATATCTTCAATATCAGCTTCTTGCAAATTGAATATATTTTTATAAATCCAATGTCTAGGCATTAATTTCTTTTCAATCATATCACCTGCAATAGTTACTTTAGTAGCGTATAAAGCTAACTTCTCTTGCTCGTAAATTACTGAAGGAGAAGTCATCGATAAATCAAAACTAATTAAGTCTGCATTTTCAAAGCCTTGCGCGTATAAATGCACAATAGCAATTTTATGTAATTCAGATAATACAATACGCTGAACTCTTTCAATAGTGCGAGCAAAACGAACGTCTTCAGCTGCTAGCGTAGCTTTACCTGATAATCCTTCTTCGTATCCTAAAAATGCTTTAGGTACTTTCAACGAAGCCATCATTTTATTACGAAGATATTCAATATCATCGATGCCGGTAAATTCCATACCACTTAACGTGTCAATTTCAGTGCCAGACTGTCCTCCACGTACAGGAAGGAAATAATCTTCTAACATGTTCTGTAAATTGAATTTTAAATTGTATTCTCCAGTTTGTTGATCAACATATGGAGTCTTCTTCATTTGATTAATGATACGCTGCATGTAAGCGTCAACCTCGTTAGGTGGAATGTTTCCTACGTCAATTTTAAAAATACGTTTTTCGGGGGCACGCATAATACGATGAATCAACATAGCGTCTTCCATCATAGTTAATTGTTTCCATACTTTACGAGCTCCTTCTACAATAGATTTACCGTACGGAAGAAAATTAGAATCTGATAGCAAACGAAAATGAGCTAATTCAAAATTTTCATAAAACACATCTCCTGCTCCTAACTGCTTGAAGCGTACTGAATAAGGATTACTAAGATCAGTTCCTTCTTCACGTATAATTTCGTATGCAGATAATGGCGTAACGTTTACAATTCCAATTTCTTCTTGTATATCTAGTTTTAAATACATATCGCCATATTTGCACATATTACGTACCCATGGCCATAAATTAAATTCAACGTTTAAAACGTCATAAAATAAGTTATGAAGTATTTTTTTAATGTTTTCGTTGTCTGATCTAATAGTTAATACATCCCCGAAGTCATCTTTCATTACAGTTTCATCAGCATATATATCTAATGTAGACGCAATAATTGGATCTTGATCCATTATTTCGTAGTCTGTATACAATTCCGTTTTAGATGAAAAGTAATTGTAATTAGGATTATAAGTATTTAAAGCGTGTGGACGAACCCCATGTAATCTAGTAAAACGATCTATAAAACGAGAGTTGTGAACGTTACCTGCAGATTGAATGTGGTTGTTATCTATAACACGCAGTTTATCTTTACCTACGCGACGAATAACGACATTAGTGTTAAATAATTTTTTTAAACGTCCGTATATGGAAGTATCAGCCATAAATTTCTACAATTTAAAATAAATATCGAAATTTATAATAACCAAGTTAAATCTTCATCTTGGTTGTTAGCAGTAGGCATTGTCCAGCCAGTTCCTTTAAGATTGCCTGAGTTAGAATTATACATTAAAGTTTGATTGCCTAAATAATCTAAAGTTTTACGATTTAAATCTAATCCTTGCTGACGAAGCTTTAATGCTGTGTCTCGTATCCATAAACCTGTGCAAAACGACATTACTAAATCGTCATTATATCCATGTTGTGCTTCAGCTCTAGATCCATTCCAAATAAACACAAACAATTCATCCATTAATCGACGACTGCGAATAACTGGCACTCGCTCTCTCATGTAAGTGTCTAATTTAGATATAACAAGAGGTCGTGTACGAGACGACATTGTAAATCCAGGAGTCATTTGTGAAGTGTCTTTTAAATCTACATATCTTGCTAATTGTTGAGATACATCAGACACCCCTCCATCTTTAGGAGAATAGTATAAATTTCTGTAATTTCTATCAATAGCTACTTGAATAGTAGCCCAGCCTATATTAGCATTTTCAATTACTAGTAATGCGTCATTATATTCAGTAGCTACGTTTACTAAAAGATTTCCGTAATCCTTAGTATTTATTTGACCTTTATATTCTGCAACTTGAGTAACAGTTTCTACATCAATAACGTGAAATGCTGAATGGTCAGCACCATCACCTCGAGCAACGTCGGCTACTATTATATAATCTTTTTGATAGTCTGCAGGTTCCCAAATCCATAAATTACTATCAATACCTCGTTTCTCTATAGGATCTTGCACTGTTGTTTGATTAAACCATTGCAATAAAGCTCCGTCAACAACGGTATGACCTGAAGATATAAAATCACAATCACACTCTTGAGCAGCTCCTTTAGGACCTAACAATTCATCTTGTTTATCTCTCCAAGATTGATTTCTATCAGGATGCACTGACCAATGCAATCGAATAGTGTTAAATCGATTAGTACCTGACTCAGCCCCTACCCATGTTTTATGAAAAAAGTTACCAGTACCGTTGGGGGTTGATAATATAATAGCACCTCCTCCAGTTGCTAGAGTTTGTTGTGCTGATATCCAAATTTCTTCTACATTAGAAATAAATGCGGCCTCGTCTATGATTAATAGTGATAACGCTTCGGAACGACCTGAGTCGCCTGACGAAGAAGTTGCTTTAATTTGAGATCCGTTATTTAAACGAAGCGATAATTTATTATCTTCAACTGCCGGCAACTTTAACCAAGAAGGTAAATTTTCATACATCACTTTTACCTTTAACACTAAATTCTTAGCTACTTCTTGTTTAGTTGCAATAACTAATATATTTTTATCCCCAAAAAATGTCATAAGCCATAGTGCATAGCCTGCACTTAGAGTACTGATGCCTAATTGTCGTGACTTGAGAATGATGTTATAATCGTGATCTCGAAGGTCTCTGAGGGCCGACTCCTGAAACGGGTAAAGATGAAATGGTATTTTACCTTTTTGTGGGTGTTGTATTTGACAATACTTTTTCATAAAGTGCACAGGATCCTGTAAACACTTTTTGTATTCTTCACGAATAATATCTTTTAATGACTGTGACATAACTTAACTAATTTGTGCTTTTGGGGACGGCTTTGATGTTACCGTATTAACTTTACCTACTCCTGATGTTTTAGCTACAACTGATACATTACCAGCTAATCCTGTAACATTTTGTCCAATAGCATTTGTACCAGTTGATTCTTGACCAGGTGGTATAATAATTGTTGCTGATTTTATATAAGCGTCAATAGCTTCTGTTAAATCTCGAGACAACTCTTCAATTGATTGCTCAGGAGTATTATTTTTAGCGGTAAATAACTTTTTAAATGCAGATTTTATCTGCGATTCCAAAACTGCTTTTATTAACGCCATACATTTATTTTTTATCTTTTATCGGACCGCCAGTTACCCAAGCGTCGCAAGTACGAGATCCAGCACACTTAAATTTAAGAAATGTGCAATATCCTAACTTTCCGGCTTCTATAGTATCCCAAGCGTCTTTTTCTGCTCCTTCAGTATCGTCTAATTCTGGTTCAGTTACTGGAGCGTCTTGCTCTTGCATTTCAGGTTCGGTGACTGGCACTTCTTCTTCGCCAGACGTAATACCTTTTTCAATACAACTAAGCATTCTAGAAGTAATGTTAAACGCTGCACAATTATTACAACGAGACGACTTAGCTTCTTCCATAGAATCTAGTTGCCACTCTTCTGCTTTCTTTTTCCAAAATTTAATGTTTGGATTGTTTGGGTTTAAAGGGCCATAGCCGTATTCATCAATAGCTTTTTGACGATGTTCAAGATTAACAGAAATGTCCTGCGTTGCCACAGGACACTTCATTTCTTCTTCAGCTTCTTTTAATAAATTAGCTAATTTAATCATATTACTTAACTTTGATTATTGATTCTTTTAACATAGAGTCCATACGTTTATTTACTGACTCTTGTTTAAATGGAGGCATATAATTAAGCTCACCCGTCTTAGCAATATTTTGC